TTTTAGTTAATGATTTACAGCGGAATAATATTAACCCGAAACAACATCATCCGTATATACGTTTGTTTCTATGAAGTATTGATATTCATAGGCAAAACAAATGTCGCATTTACGACAGAACAGGTCGCATTTTGACCAACACCTTCTTGACCAACCTCCAAGGTCTTAGTTACGCATATAAGCGTACCGTGTACATACAGTAATCGAAGGATTAGCAGACGCGTAGTATCGTCTGCCCTGACACACATAAGCCCGCGCACAGTATCAGAAAGAGCATTTAACTTACCGGGCGAAACTCTTCAGTAACTTAGTCAGAGGCTGTTAAGAGAACGCTGTTACCGGACTTGTCCGGGCAGTAAGCGACAGGAGGTCGCAAGCGATAGGGCTTTAGCCCGCCCGCTGTTGTATCGCGGGATCGCCCAATAGAAACTTAAACCTTCCCAGTCTCTTGATTACCATAGAGAGTATAGACACTGTTGTAGTTCTCAGTGAGAGAGCAGACCCTGGCCAGTGCGAGAATATAAACCGTGCGAGAATGATGTCCTATGCCCACACACACACGGCATTGTTGAGCCTCGGCAAGACCTCGACTCTCTTCTTAACTGCCACAGCAACAGCCACACCTTGACCCTACCCCACCCCACTGCGTATAAATATATATATATATGTTCTCCCCATACAGCGGAGGGAGTTATAACCATTCATAAGAAAACACTAATATGGGATTACTAGACTTTAAACCAGACCTGCAGATGAGACTAAGGAATCCTGTTGAGGATAACCTAGACCTTGATCGCCTATTCATGGCTGAATCCTCTGGTAGACCCGGACAGACATCCAGTGCAGGTGCATATGGACTATCACAGTTCCTGCCTTCTACATGGAAAGGATTAAAGAAGGATACTGAAATTACGGGAGTAAAATTCCCAAAGCAGTTAGAAGGTAAGGGATTCAAGGAAGTAATGGACAATGAGAAGTTTGCCAAGTTAGCGGCAAGAACATTAATGAAAACTAATGCGAAGTATCTAGAAAGAATGGATGTTCCGGTTACGGAAAGAAGTCTTTTAGGTGCATATAATATGGGGCCAACTGGATATAAGAGATATATCAAGGATGACCCTGAACGAGACTTTGCTCTCTTTAGAAACTGGAGTAATTTTTAAATGGCTAATTACGGTTATGGGCCTCCTTCATGGTCGCCTCCTCAACTAGATCTTGATTTTAAAGGAGTACCATCTGAATATACAAAATGGGATCAGGCTAAATCACTGCTTCACCAAACGGCTGGAGACGCCGTAACTAATGCTTTAGGTAAAGGAGCCGTAAAAGCAATTGCTACATCGGTGCCAAGTAATCCGTACTGGGCAGCGCTACATCAAGGTATGCCAGTTGTAGGAGGACTTTTAGCAGGTCAGAATTTGATGGAAGGACTTGCAGATAGGATGGGTCTTGGCCCTTATGCTAATGCTGTGTATTCAGGTGCTAAATCTCCTCAAGGTGGTCTTGCAGTTTTAAACAATATGCCTGTAGACGGAGTTGTTCCGGCAGAAATGGGGACTTATGGTAATCCGTTTCCTGTCTATGACCGGCGTGGGTTAGACTGGAAAAGCATAAACCCTGAACTAGAAATGAAGACAAAAATACAAGACGGAGCGCAAGCAAAAGGTCTTGCAGGAAGAAGGTTATCTCCATATAAAAAAGTTAAAATACCTACATCAAGAAAAATTAATTATGGCTCAGAATCTTCAGGAAAAACAAAAAAAGCAGAAAGCGCATACAGAGTAAAGCAAAGAAAAAAGAAAGAAGAAGAAGAAATGCTATTCCAAAAAAGTCTAGAGAGTTATAATCAAAGAAGCCAAAACGCTATACCAAGACTAGGCATTGTTCCTAAAACAGTATGGGACACTTGGGTTCCAGACTCAGGCACAAGTAATTTCGCAACATTTGATGATGCAGGTAGGTTTGATGGGTTAGATATAGATTCTATGATTTATGCCCTAGATACAATAGGATTGCTAGATAGACCAATGTCTCCTAAAATATCTGATGATGCTATGTCATCGCTATTAAAAGATACATTTCCAGACTTTAAAGGAGATGTCTTACCTGTACTGGAGTCTTACATACCAGACTCTAAATCTGTACTGGAGTAGGAGATGACAGAGAAACAAGACAAATTCATTGAGTCCTACGTATTAACAGGGAATGCAACTCGATCAGCGATAGCCGCAGGTTATTCAGAAAAGACTGCTAAAGTCAAAGGCTATCAATTAAAGAATCAGTTACATAATGAAATACAGAAGGAAGTTCAAAAGGCTATACTGGATAAGATTCCTGCAAGCCTTAAGTGGCTTTCTGATCTGGCTGAAGGTGCTGAGAGCGAATCTGTTAGACTAGGTGCTATCAAGGACATCCTTGACAGAGCAGGTCTTAAACCAGTAGACAAGGTAGAGACTACCACTATTGACCAGATGAGCGCAGATGAAATTAAAAAGGAGTTAGAATCGCTTGGATACAAGCACTAGGGCATTAGAACTAGCAAAGGCTCTCAAACGCATTGAGAGGTTCAACAGGATAGATCAGTACGATCCCTACCCTTATCAGCGGAAGTTCCACGAAACAGGCTCAGAGGCCAACCAGAGGCTTCTCATGGCGGCTAACCGCATAGGCAAGTCATTCTCTGGTGCGGCAGAGATGAGTTACCATCTAACAGGCATATATCCTGACTGGTGGAAAGGCAGACGTTATAGTCAACCTATTACAGCGTGGGCAGGTGGTGTATCTAACGAGACAACAAGAGACATTGTACAGTATGAACTATTGGGTTCCCCAGATGATCCTGATGCGTTTGGGTCTGGTGCGATACCTAAAAATAAAATAATAAAAACGGAACGTAAACCGGGTGTACCTAACGCAAAAAGTGTTGCTCTTATACAACACGTTTCGGGTGGGAACTCTTCTTTACACTTTAAAGCCTATGAAATGGGTGTTGACAAGTGGCAGGGACGTAGTGTAGACTGCATATGGCTAGACGAGGAGCCAAGCAGGGAGTTGTATTCTCAGGCAGTTACTCGTACTCTGGACAGAAAAGGTATGGTATACATGACTTTTACGCCAGAATCAGGCATGACAGAGACTGTTGCATCCTTTATGAACAACCTACAGTCCGGTCAAAGCCTTACAAACGCTACATGGGATGACGCTAGTGAGTCTGTTACCTCTATGAAAGGAGGTAAAGGACACCTAAACGAAGACGTTATGACCCAGATTCTCTCTAGTTACTCCCCACATGAGAGAGAAATGAGGAGATATGGCAGACCTAGCATTGGTTCTGGCCTTGTTTTCCCTGTTCAAGAAGATAAATTAATGATTGATCCTATACATTTAGAGGATCATTGGCCCAGAATAGCGGGTATTGACTTTGGTTGGGATCACCCAACGGCTGTAGTATGGGTAGCATGGGACAAAGATGAGGACGAATTGTACATATATGACTGTTATAGGCAGTCTAAAGCCAGTCCTTCAGTACACGCTAGTCACATCAATACGCGTGACAGTAGTGTGCCTATAGCCTACCCACATGACGGAAACAGGCGGGATAGCATGGGTAATCCGGGCCTTGCTGATCAATACAGAAGCCACGGATGTAATATGCTATTAGAACATTTTACAAACCCTCCTGCATTAGGTCAAAACAAAGGCGGTAACTCTGTAGAAGAAGGACTAATGGATATGTTGCAGTATATGGAGCAAGGAAGGTTCCATGTATTTAATACACTTGCCGATTGGTTTGAAGAATTTAGGATGTATCACAGAAAAGGCGGGAAGGTCGTAGCATTTAAAGACGATCTAATGAGTGCCACAAGGTACGCTGTCTTATCACGAAGGTTTGCTGTTTCAAGCAGTGATCCAAAATGGACAAACGAGATAGAATATAAACACTATGGCATCATCTAATATAACGGACGAAGAACTATTAAGTAGAGTGCAGGGAGAAATCTCTGACGCTTTAGGATACAGTGATACTATATCCAAGCAGAGAGAAACTGCTATGGATTATTATTATGCTTTGCCTTTTGGTAACGAAGTAGAAGGCAGAAGCCAGTACGTTGACTCTTCTGTAATGGATACTATTGAGTGGATTAAACCATCCCTTATGCGTGTGTTTGCATCTGGCGAAGAAATGGTTACGTTTGAACCTCATGGCCCAGAAGATGTAGAGTCCGCTTCTCAAGCAACAGACTATGTTAATCACATATTTACTAAAGATAACAATGGTTGGGAAATCTTATACACTTGGTTTACTGATGCTTTACTACAAAAGAATGGTATTGTAAAAGTATGGTGGGATGAGTATGAAGACTGGAACCGAGAAGAATATAACGGTCTTGACGAACAAGAATTTAATTTGTTAGTAATGTCTCCTGAAGTAGAGGTTATAGAGCATACACCATATGTCGATGAGTACGGTGCAAAACATGACGTTGTTATTAAACGTACAGAATACTCAGGCAGAGTAAAAATTGAAAACGTACCACCCGATGAGTTTCTTATTAGTAGAGAGTCAAAGTCTATAGAAGACGCTAGGTTTGTTTGTCATCGAGTGCAAAAGACTTTATCAGAGTTACGGCTAATGTATCCTGATGAAGACTTAGACGGTGAAGAACTAGGTGGAGGAGATGACGATATAGATGCTTTTTCTTCTGAAAGATTAAGCCGTTATCAGTTTGATGATAGTGCTAATTACTTTGGAGGTTGGGGCGCACCTGCTGATGAAGAGGCTTTACAAACTTATTGGTTGCACGAATCATTTATTAAAACAGACTATGACGGTGACGGCATTGCAGAGTTAAGAAAGATTTGCAGTGTAGGCAGTAAAATATTAGCCAATGACGCTATTGATAAGATTCCATTTGTAAGTATTACACCAGTAAAGATTCCTCATAAGTTCTTTGGATTATCTATTGCAGACCTTATTATGGATTTGCAATTAATTAAATCTACGCTTATGCGTAACCTAATGGACAATATGTACAACCAAAACTTTGGTAGGTATGCAGTCCTAGAAGGTCAGGCTAACCTTGATGACCTGTTGTCTCAGCGTCCGGGCGGTGTAGTAAGAGTTAAATCACCTAACGCTATTATGCCGTTAGCAACACCACAACTTGAAGCGTCTTCATTCCAGATGCTTAGTTACCTTGATGAGCAAAGAGAGTCACGAAGTGGTGTAAACAAATACAGCCAAGGTCTTAACGACAACGCTTTAACAAGTCATACAACGGCTACAGCAGTAAACGCTACTATGACAGCCGCTCAGTCCAGAGTAGAGTTAATAGCCCGATGCTTTGCTGAGACTGGTGTAAGAGATTTAATGCGTAACATTTACGAACTTGTACTTAAAAATCAAGACCATGAACGTGTTGTTAAACTTAGAAACAAATGGATTCCTGTTCGACCTGATATGTGGCGAGACAAAATGGATTGCACAGTTGCAGTAGGTATTGGTAATGGTAACCGTGACCAACAGTTAATGCATTTGACTACTATGATGCAGTTTGCAGGAGATGCAATGCGCGGTGGTTTAAACATTGTAACAGAAAAGAATATGTATAACATGGGAGCGGCTCTTGTAAAGAACATGGGCTTCCAAAATGTAGGCGATTTCTTAACTGATCCTGATATGGCTCCACAACAGCCTGATCCGGGTCAACAAGAAAGACAAATGGAGATGCAGATTAAACAGCAAGAACTCCAGATTAAAGCCGCAGACCTTCAGTTGAAACAGCAGAAACTTCAGCAAGAAGCCGCTGACTCTGCCGTTGATGCTCAACTTAAAGCGGCAGAACTGCAACTAGAAGCGCAACAAAATAGACCCATTGCTATAGGATAAATATGAACGAACTAAGAGAGGAACACGCTAAACGCCTCCTCACTGATCCGTTGTTTAACGAAGCGTTTGAAACGCTAGAAAAAAATTTACTAAACTCTTGGAACTCTTCGGGAGTTAGTGAACACGAAACCAGAGAACAAATCTGGTTGTCATTAAGACTCCTTGAGAGGATACGCATTCATCTAACCAGTATTGTAGAAACTGGAGATATGGCGAAGAAACTAAAGGAATACCAATTGTAGGAGATTATTATGGTGGATAACCAATCAGGCCCACAACTTGTCGGAGAACTACCTGAAACACCCGGTAGCATATCCGAAGCCCAAGATGCAATACTTGGACTCATGGACTCATTAGAGAAACCGGAAGAGGAAGAGCAAGCATCGCCGTCTGAAGAAGTAACTGAAGACGTCTTAGAGGAAGAATCTGATGAAGTTGAAGAAGAAGGTGAAGAACCGGATGAAGATACTGAGGATGATGAATCTGAGGAATCCGATGAAGAAGAAGTTGAAGACGACTCGGAAGAGACGACTCTCTATACTGTAACGGTAGACGGAGAGGAGCATGAAGTCACTGAAGAAGAACTCGTTAACGGCTACTCCCGACAAGCGGATTATACAAGGAAAACTCAACAACTTGCAGAATATCGAAAGCAGATAGACAATACAGTCGAGCAGTATCAGGCTGAAATTGCCAAGACTCAGCAAGCCAGAGAACAGTACGTTAGTGCTGTCGCACAAGCAATTGAAACAAACTACTCACATTTAAATGAGTTCCGCAACATTGATTGGAACAGACTTAAGACTGAGGACAGGGAAGAATATTTAATCAAAAGCCATGAGTACACTCAGGCTCAAGAACAAATTCGATCTCTACAAGACGCTCAGTCAAAAGCCCAACAAGAACAGCAAACCGCATCACAACAAGAGATGCAAAGAGTTGCTATGCAGGAACATCAGAAAATGGCTAGTATTATTCCTGACTGGGCAGATGATGGTAAACGGCAAGCAATACAAAAAGCCGTTGCTGAATTTGCAATAAGTAAAGGATATAGCCAAGATGAGTTAAATCAACTTGTGGATCATAGATCAATTATTGTTTTAATGCAAGCAAAAGCATATGAAGATATGCAAAGCAAACAAACTACTGCAAGGAAAAAGAAAGTAAAGAATAAACCTAAAGTAGTTCGTAGCAAAGCAAAAGCGAACAAAGCAGATAATGACAAAACTAAACGTGCCAAACAAATGAAACGTCTACAGCAGACAGGAAGGGCAGAAGATGCCGCAAGTCTGTTTGAAGATTTTATAGAACTATAATAATAAAGGAGTCATTTTATGGCAATCGCAACAAATACTAGGACAACTTACGGTGCTATTGGTATCCGTGAAGACCTAAGTAATATCATTTATAATATTAGCCCAATGGATACGCCATTTTTATCTGGCATAGGCAAAGGGTCGGCTGACAATACATTGTTTGAGTGGCAGACAGACGAACTAACTGCCGCCGCCGCTAACCAACAGTTAGAAGGCGATGACAGCATGGACGCTCTTGCAGTTGCAGAGCCTACTCGATTAACGAATTATTGTCAAATTTCATACAAAGCGGTTCAGTCAAGTGGAACGGCAGAAGCGGTTGATTTTGCAGGTCGAAAATCAACTCAGGCTTATCAACTTGCAAAACGTGCTAAAGAAATTAAACGAGACATGGAAAAAATGCTACTGTCTAACGACGTAAAAGTCGCGGGCGCGGCAGGTACTGCTCGTAAGACGGCGGCTGTAATGTCTTGGCTAGGCACGACTTCGGCAGGGACATCGAACATCATTCTTGGTTCGGCTTCTCCTGTTGTTGGTGTTGTTAACAACGGTGGCAGTTCTCCTGCTGTCGGCCCTGATGGAACTACTGTTGCATCTTTTGGTACTTCGGCTGTTCTAACGATGGCAATGATTAACCTTGCTATGGAACGCTGCTTTACCAATGGTGGAGAGCCTTCAACGATTATGGCTCCTGCTGATCTTAAGCAGAAGATTAGTGCTTTAGGTGGTTCTGTTCTTGCTGATATTCAATCGAATGCGGCAGGTGACAAACCGACTACGGCTGTCAACGCCATTGATGTTTTGGTAACTGACTTTGGCACTTTGAAAATTGTACCTAGCCGTTTGATGTTGGCTGATATGCTTTTCTTTGTTGACTTTGATTTTTGGTCAGTTGATTACTTACGCCCATTCCAGACGGAAACTCTTGCCAAGACTGGTGACAGCATGAAGCAGTTGATGATTGCTGAGTACGGTCTTCGCGCTAAGAACGGTCTGGCAAACGCGGCAGTTATCGGAGTTAAAGACGCTTAATGATAAAATACAATAACAGTCCTACAATTATTGTTGAAGATAATGTGCTATCACCTGATTTATGTGATCACATAATAAACCTTGCTGAAAGTAAAGGGCTTGGTGATAATCTTATAATCCGTGATGGTAAATATATCCAAGATAAAATAAGAACAAGTAAAGGTTCTTACTTTAGTTACGGTGATAATGATGTGCTAGATACTGTTATTGAAGCGTTATCCGATATGTGTGGTTTACCTCCTACTCGGTTGGAACCTGTGACTATTCAAAGGTATCAGCCGGGTCAGGAGTATAAACCTCACTACGATGGCTTTCTCCCAGATGATAAGGGAGAAATGCCAAAGTCTGCAAAAGTAAAAGAAAGTGGAAACCGCTGTGTCACTATGATTACTTATTTAAATACAGTAAGTGATGGTGGTGGCACAGTTTTTCCTGTTTTAGGATTAGCAATTAAAGCAGTACAAGGCAGGACAATTATATTTGGGAATCTTGATGAGCATAAGGTTCCGCATCCTTCATCTTTACATATGGGTTTACCTCCAGAAGATGGAGACAAATGGATTTTAACTTTTTGGTTTAGGGAAAAAGATTTTATGGTTACTAAGAAAGAACTTGCAAAAGCATTAAAGGCTAAAAAATCTACTACAGTAGAAAAGAAACCTTTTGATTCTAAACAGCATGCAAAAAATGTACATGAAAAATTTAAAAAGATTGCCGCAGATAGGAGTGAAATGCCCTTATGAACTCTTCAGGATGGAACTACGATAGTCCTACTTCCAGACCTTGGAAGTTAGATATTAACAATGACGGAACAGCGACTATTAATACTTATCAAGATGTAGAACCTATTATTGAGCAAAACAAAAAGAACTTAAACAACTATGGTGACTATTTAACATTTGGAAAAGCATCAGCAATGGGAACTGACAACGGTGTAACTGTCGCTTCAATTCCTACTACTGTATGGGAAATATGGATGAAAGAAACAAATGGCGCTATACAAAAAGATGAAAAATTACTTAAGAAATATTTAAATGATCCTGATAATAAATACTTCAGGACTACACCAACGAGGGTTTAATTATGTGGCTATATCAACCTACATTTAGCGGTAACAATCAGAAACCAATTATTAACAGTAAAGTCTGGTTTAAAAGTAAAAACAGTTAATGGCTATTAATTCATTCACTACATTAAAATCCGCTATTGCAAACTGGTTAGATAGAGATGATCTGTCTGACCAGTTGCCTGATTTTATTGCTCTTAATGAAGCGTTGTTTAATAGGGTTCTTAGGATTAGACCTATGGAAACTATAGTAACAGAGGCTACTGTTGGAGGAACCAAGTCATACGACTTGCCTACTGGCTATGTGCAGATGAGAGAAATACATCTAGACACAAGCCCTGTAACATCTTTGCAGTATATAACTCCTGAGATGCTTTATAGAGTATGGGCAGGTAGTTCTTCTGGCAAGCCTGATAGTTATAGTATTATAGGTGATAAAATCTTTTTTGGCCCTACGCCAGATAGCGTTTATAACTACACTATGACTTACTACAAAACATTTGAAGGACTCAGCGATTCAAACACAACTAACTGGGTTATTTTAAACGCTCCAGATGTTTATTTATACGGAGCCTTATTACAGGCAGAACCTTTTCTTCAAAACGATCAACGTATCCCGGTATGGGAACGAGGACTTAGACAGGCTCTTTCTGACCTGCAAAGTCAAGATGACAAAGATAGGTATTCTGGCTCTGAATTAAGAGTAATGAACACCTCTGGATATTATTAGGATATAAATTATGGGCATAGAATCTGGAAATTTTATAACAAACCTCAATAGTTCTTACCCGCTATCGAGTGACAACGTAAGTGAAGGCGACGATCATTTACGTTTAATTAAAGATGTATTAAAGAAGACATTTCCTGCGGGTTCTAATAATACAGGCCCAGATCAGGCTGTTCAAGTTATTATTGCAAAGGCTACGGCTCCTAGTATAACAGGTAACGCCGCTCAGTCTTCAGGATTAGTTTGGTTAGACACATCAAACAACCTGCTTAAGATTAGGAATCAGGCTAATGACGCTTGGATTACCTTGGCTGTTAACCCTGAAGTAAGTAACAGTGTAGACATTGATGCAGGGTCTATTGACGGAACTCCTATTGGTGCTACTACTGCGTCTACAGGTAAGTTTAGTAGTGTTAATGTAGCCGGTGATGGCGCAACAGTAACAGGAATTAAAGATGAAGATGACATGGCCTCCGATTCGGCTGTTAAACTTGCTACACAACAGTCAATCAAAGCGTATGTTGATTCACAAGTTACAGCACAAGATTTGGATGTTGTATCTGATAGCGGCAATATTGACATTGATCTTGATTCAGAAAGCCTAACCATTACAGGTGGTGAAGGCATTGATACATCTGCCACAGGAACCACTCTTACAGTTAAAGGCGAAGATGCTACTTCAGCTAATAAAGGCATAGCCTCGTTTTCTACTGATAACTTTTCTGTTTCTTCTGGCGCTGTAACTATCAAGGATGCAGGTGTTGCTAACGCTGAAATGGCTGATATGGCGGCTAATACTGTAAAAGTTAGAGATGCTAACTCAAGCGGTGTACCTTCTGATAAAGCCGTAGGAGATACTCAAGTTTTAATTGGTGATGGTACAGGCTTTACAGCGGCGTCTATATCAGGTGACGCTACAATGACTAATGCCGGAGCCGTAACGGTTACTAAAATACAAGGTGAAGCAGTAAGTTCTACCTCGCCTACTAACGATCAGTACATGAAATACTCAGCAGGATCAAGTGAGTGGCAAATGGTGTCTATTGTTGGTACTGACAAACTAACAACCAAAGGTGACTTGCTTGTTTACAATACAGTAGACTCTGAAACAAGACTTCCTGTAGGTGTTAATGATAAAGTATTAACAGCAGATAGTACAGCAACAAATGGTGTAGATTGGAAAGATGTTTCTGCCGCAGACGAGTCAATTACCAATGCTAAACTTGCACACATGGCGGCTAACACAGTTAAGGTTAGAGATGCTAATTCATCAGGTGATCCATCTGACAAGGCTGTAGCAGATACGCAAATACTTATAGGTGATGGTACTGGATTTACTGCCGCCGCTCTTAGCGGTGATGTGACGATGGCTAACACTGGCGCAGTAACTATTGCCAGCACTGCTGTAGAAAACTCTATGGTAGCCACTGGAATAGATGCCGCTAAATTAGCAGATGGCTCTGTATCTAATACTGAATTCCAGTATATTAATTCTCTTAGTTCTAACGCTCAAACTCAAATAGACGCTAAAGCCGCAGTTGGTACTGCTAATACATGGACAGCAGGACAGCGTGGAGAGATTACGGCTTTGTCAGATGGAGCAACAATAACTGTTGATATGGCAGATAGTAATAACTTTTCTGTAACGCTTGGAGGTAATAGAACATTTGCTAATCCATCAAATGACACCGCAGGTCAATGCGGTAGCATCTTTATAACTCAAGACGGCACTGGGTCAAGGACTGCTAGTTGGGGAAGTGATTGGGATTTTGCAGGAGGAACTGCACCAACACTAACTACCACAGCGGCGGCTGTTGACAGGATTGATTACGTCATTCTTGACGCTTCCAACATCCATGCAGTCGCTACTCTGAACTATTCTTAATGCCAATATTTAATAACATACTTGCAGGAGCATCTGGTCAGTCTACTGGTTATGACATCGAAAGGTCTGTAGTTTTTGATACTAACTCTTATTTCACCAGAACGCCTAGTAGTTCGAGCAATCGTAAAACTTGGACATGGAGCGGTTGGATTAAAAGAGGTGCGCCAGATCAGCGAGGATTTTTGTTTTGGTCTGGAACTGATATTTCTAACAACAACGATGGAATCGAATTTGACGGAATTGTATTAAGAGCCTTTTCGTATGCTTCTGGCTCTGCTGTTTTTAATATTGTTTCTAGCGCGTATTATCGCGACCCATCCGCGTGGTATCACATAATGGTGTGCTTTGATAGCACCGAATCGTCAGCGGCAAATCGGGCAAAACTATATGTCAATGGTGAAAAATTAACAGACATTAGCGAAACACAAGCAAGCCTAAACGCAGACTGTGGATTTATTAACACCACTACCGAGCATCGAATTGGAAATGCTAATGGCAGTCATCAATGGGACGGCTACCTAGCAGAAGTCCACTTCATAGACGGACAAGCCCTTACACCCGCATCCTTTGGTGAAACCAATTCAAACACTAATCAATGGATCGCTAAAAAATACGAAGGAAGTTACGGCACTAACGGCTTTTACTTAGATTTTGCTACAAGAGCAACTGATCCTATTGACGCTTCTGGAAACGGAAATAATTGGGGCAGTGTTAATGTTATTGCGGGTGATTGGAAAATTGATAGCCCGACAAATAACTTTGCTACGTTGAATCCTTTAGACCCTGCGGCAAATCAAACTTTAAGCGAAGGAAACTTAAAACAAGTTACAAGTGGTCAAGGCATTAGTAAAGGAACTATGCAAATACCTTCTTCTGGCAAATGGTATTGGGAAGTTTGTCAAACAGATACTGACCAATTAGTAATTGGAATTGCAAAACCAACCGCTACACTTTCAAATTATTTAGGTAGTGATGCAAACGGTTGGGGTTATGGAGGATATGACGGCTCCCTTTATAACAATGGAAGTGGTTCTTCTTATGGGAATACTTACACAAATGGAGATATTGTAGGCGTTGCTTTTGATGCAGATAACCAAGCGGTTTATTTTTCTAAAAACAATACTTGGCAAAACAGCGGTGATCCAACTAGCGGATCATCTAAAACAGGAGCGGCTGTATCTTCTTTGACCGATGAATATAGTCCCGCTTCGGGAAGTCAGAATTCATCTGGAGTATATAACTTTGGACAAGACAGTTCCTTTGCAGGAAACAAAACAGCACAAGGAAATGGCGGTGATGGCGAGGACTTCTATTACACGCCACCTACAGGATACAAAGCGTTAAACACTAGCAACCTTGATGATCCTAGTATTGCTGATCCTACTAAACATTTTAATACTAAACTTTGGACTTCAACATCCGCTGATGGAACATCTGCATTAGGTGCTGTAACAGGTGTTGGTTTTCAGCCTGATCTAGTATGGGCAAAAGGAAGAACAGCGGGATGGGATCATAATTTATTTAACTCTGTAATGGGAACAGGGTTAGGAAAGGCTCTTTATACTAATGGTACTTTTATAGAAGGAGCGTATGACACAAGCGGATACGGAAATGTAACAAGTTTTGATTCTGATGGGTTTACTGTTGGACTTACCGCAGGAAATAACTACGCTTATAACTACGGTTCAGGAACAAAATATCTTGCATGGAATTGGAAAGCAGGAGGCACAGCATCCTCCAACGGTGACGGCTCTATCACCAGTTCAGTAAGTGCTAATCCTACAGCAGGTTTTAGCATTGTTAGTTATACCGGAAACTCGACAGCAGGAGCAACTGTAGGTCATGGGTTATCCCAAGCACCTGATTTGGTTATTACAAAAGAAAGGACAAATGCAGACTCTTGGTTAGTGTTTCATAAATCTTTGGGAAATACAAAAGCAGCATTTTTGGATGTGAACGTGGTGCCGGGAACTCATACAACTTATTGGAACAATACATCACCATCCTCAACAGTAGTAACTTTAGGTTCTGATAACAAAGGAAACGGCTCTGGGACAATGATTATGTATTGCTTTCATTCAGTAGACGGCTACAGCAAGGTCGATAGTTACACAGGCAATGGATCAACAGATGGCACGTTTGTTTACACTGGGTTTCGTCCTGCTTTTTTATTAATTAAACGAACTGATGCCACTGGCGTTTGGCCTATGTTTGATAATAAACGCGTAGGATATAACTGGGATAATAGGCAACTTCGTGCTAATGAAGCCACAGCAGAAGAAACATCCAACACTTTTATTGATATTTTATCCAATGGATTTAAATGTAAAAATACCGCGGCTGACAAAAACGCATCTGGTGGCACTTACATCTATTTGGCTTTTGCCGAATCACCATTCAAATATTCAAACGCGAGGTAATTATGTGGTATAGCGAAACAATAGGGACAATCAAGACGCCTCGTGCTTTAACGGTCGATGGCATACAGCATCCTGCTAATATATTTACAGCATGGAGCAAAGTAGAACTAGCAGGAATAGGTTTTTATCCTGCCCGTGTTGAGTCTGTAGACAGCAGATACTATGACACTGGTTCAGAAACATACGAGTTAGTTGATGGAGAGTATGTAATCTCTTACGCGACTACTGAAAAAGATGTTGAACTCTTAAAAGAAGACCTTATTAAAAAAGTTCAGGCAAACACAGGTGCGTTGCTTGCTCCTTCTGATTGGAGAGTTATCAGGTCTATCGACAGTGAAACTGCTATGTCTTCTGAATGGACTACATACCGTAACGAAGTACGCGCTCATGGTAACAGTCTTGAGTCAGGCATTGAAGCGTTTGCTTCTGTAGATGCTGTTCGTAACTTTCAAAACCATGAAGTTCAAGAAGAGCGAAGAGTTGAAGATTCTGAGGAAACTGAAACAATTAATCGTACAGTAGATAAAACATATTGGGGATGGCCTGAATCACCTGATGCGGAGGCTGATCCTTTACACGTTAGGTATATTTAATGGCCTTAATTAATATAGACAATGTAGGTCAGGTCGGAATAGTAAAGGAAAAAAGTTCTTGGAACCTGCCTCCTAACGTCTGGTCTGATGGTAACAATATAAAGACAGAAGAAGGATCAATTAAAAAGTGTCCGGGTTACTCAGAGGTTATGGCTACTTGTCCTATTGCTCCATTCTTTATTACACAGATAACTCTTGGTAATCCAGAGTTTTGGGTTGTTGGCGGTCTTGCGGCTATATACGCTTATGATAACACAGGTTCATCGACAACTCTTAATGGAAATATTAACTCTTCAGTAACAACTATAACAGTTACAAGCACTACAGGGTTTGAGTCTGTAGGAACTATTACTATAGGTACTGAAAACGTAACCTATACAGGTAAAACATCTACTACGTTTACTGGTTGCACTAGAGGTGCTGACAGTACATCAGCGGCCTCTCATACTAATGGAGACACCGTAACTAGGTCATCTAAATGGTATAACATTACTAGGTCTAGTGGCGCATACAATGCTACTGCCGATGAAAACTGGACTGCTACCATTATTGGTGGCGTTCTTGTTATGACTAACAACTTTGATGATCCTCAGTATTGGGCGTTAACAGATGGCAAGCCATTGTCTAGTCAACTTATGCAAGACTTAACTAACTGGCCTAGCCTTACTTTATTAAACGGCGCTATTAATGATTCTGTTACAACTATTACGGTTGACAGTACAGCAGACTTTCCTAGCGCAGGTCAAATAACTATAGGCTCAGAAAAGGTTACTTATTCTGGTGTAACTACTACAACATTTACAGGATGCGTTAGAGGAGCAAACGGAACTGCGGCGGCATCTCATTCAGATAATGCTGAAGTAGTTATAGATACAAAATGTAAGTCTTTAAGAGCGTTTAGATCGTTTTTAATAGCACTTAATATAACTAAGGATGGCGTTAACTTTCCTAGAGTTGTTAAATGGAGCACAGAATCTGCTACTCAAACTCTTCCTACATCATGGAACGAAACAAGTAGCACTGTAGACGCAGGTGAATATGAACTTGCAGATACTAAAGGAGATATCTTAGACGGATTACAATTAAGAGATTCCTTTATGATATATAAAGAAGATGCTGTGTATTCTATGACGTTTGTAGGTACGCCATTTATATTTGCGTTTAGACAGTTATCTCCTACGATTGGTGCTATATCTAAGAACTGTGTTGCAGAGTTTGATGGCGGTCATGCTATCTTTGGTAAAGGTAACTTCTATATTAATGATGGGCAAAGGATTAAACCAATCCTCCCAATGAAACTTAAAGAGTATGTGTTTCAGTCTATTGATGGACAGCAGACTAATAAATGTTTTGTTGTGGCTGACTACGGAAGAACAGAAATACTATTTTGTTTTACTGCTGACGGTGCATCTACTGAACAACCTAATAAAGCGGTAGTATGGAATTATATTACTAACACTTTTACAATTAGGGATTTACCTGACGTTGCTCACATTGGTTATGGAAACGTAGGAAACCCTGTTAGAGCAACTACTTGGGCAACAACTACTGGATCATGGGCAGAGGCTACTGGCCCTTGGACTATGAGTTACGACCTTCAGGATAAGGTTCTTTTATTTTCTGACCCTAGCACTGTTGTAGGCACACCTAAGTTATATAGAGATAACTCTGGAAACAAAGAAGACACCACTGATATGAACTCTTTTATAGAAAGAAGTGGGCTTACGTTAAATGAACAAGGAACTCCAGACCAACACTCTGTAAAAAGAATTAGTGCTATATATCCTAAGATGTCTATTAGTGCTGACAATGCAATTAATGTGTACCTTGGTACTTCTATGTCTACTGAAGAAGGTATTACATGGAATGCGCCTACTACATTTAATCCTAATACCCAGTCTAAAGTATCTGTAAGAGGTACTGGTAAGTTATACGCTGTTAAGTTTGAGTCTACTACTGACATGGATTGGGAGTTAGACGGCTATGCTATTGACGTTAAGAATGTTGGAACCAGAGGATCAAGGTCTTATTAATGCCAACTTATATTGATAGAGTACAAAAAAGTGTTACGCTATATGAACCCGGCCCTTTACCTGAAAACGTGGAAGACCTTGGTATATACCTTGTAACAGAGTTAAAACGTCTTGGAGGCATTCTTTACAATCAGGCTACATTTAGATTAGAAAGAATACATGAGGAGCCACAACGTCCTAGAGCAGGTGACATTAGATATGCTGATGGAACTGATTGGAATCCAGGCAGTGGTGAAGGCGTATACTTATTTAATGGAACAGCATGGACAAAACTTTAATATCTGAGCCAGTACCTATACCTAAAGATAGACCTATACTTCTTATTGTTGACCCTAACGATATAGATTACATATGGGAAGATGTGGAACCTTTAATTGATATAGCATTAAGTTATTCTAACGGAGAACTTCTTTCTCAAGACGTTAGAAGAATGGTTATGACAGAACAACAAACCTTATGGGTAGGGTTAAAAGATGGTGAGATATTCTGTGCAGGTACTACAGAAATTGTTACATACCCAAGGAAAAAATTATTAAGAGTGATTACATTTGCTACCAAGAATG